GACGGCAATTCTGGCAAACCTATCTATTCGCAGCGGTCGAACCAACATTTATGAGCAAGCACAGGCGGGTTACGTCAACCTCCAGCTGCTAGACGTTTCGCAGGCAACAATTCCCGTCGCAATAAATTCAACAGTAAGCGTTTCGATCAAAGACACAGCAGGCGTATTTGTTGCCATTTTTGGCGGTAACGTGGTGGACATTGGGCTTGAAGTGCTTGACGTTGGTTCAACAGCGTTCACGCAAACGTATTCGATCACGGCACTTGGCGCATTGGCACGTTTGCCAAAAGCATTGACAAATGGTGTGCTTTCCAAAGAGTTTGACGGCGATCAGATTTATGACATTTTGAGCGACGTTTTATTCAACACTTGGGCGCAGGTTGCTGGTTCAGTTACTTGGGGAACATACACACCAGCGGGAACGACTTGGGCAAACGCCGAAAATAACGGCTTGGGTGAAATTGACCGTCCCGGAAATTATGAGTTAGCTGCCAGATCGTCAAATCGAACCGACGTTTATTCATTGGTTTCAGCATTGGCAACTTCAGGACTTGGGTACATTTATGAGGACAGTTTAGGGCGCATTGGTTACGCCGATTCAACGCACCGAACAACCTATCTTTCAGCCAATGGTTACGTTGACCTTGACGCCAATCATGCTCGTGCAGCTGGTCTACGAATTGAAACCCGCGTTGGTGACGTTCGAAATTCTTTAACGATCAAATACAATGCAACTAGCAGTGCCGAAGTCAGTGCCAGCGACGCAGCCTCAATTGCCCTTTATGGAACACTTGCGCAGATCATCACCACAACGTTGCACAATTCAGCTGACGCAACTGCCCAAGCAAATTTTTATCTTTCATTGCGCGCCCAACCTCAACCAATTTTTAGCGAAATTACATTTGACCTGACAAACCCTGAATTGGACAATGCCGACCGCGACAACCTTTTGGGCATTTTCATGGGTGAAGCAATTGCCCTGAACAACCTACCGTTGAACATGAATTCGGGAACGTTTCAAGGCTTTGTCGAAGGTTGGGGATTTCAAGCGTCTTACAATCAACTTTCAGTGACCTTATTGCTTTCACCGCTTCCTTACTCATTGCAGGCAATGCGCTGGAATGACGTACCGATCACCGAAACATGGTCAAGCGTGTCGCCGACACTTGACTGGCAAAATGCGACAATAGTCGCCTAACGAAAGGAATCCAATTGAGCAACCCTACGAGCAACTTTAACTGGCAAATGCCCACGGCGAGTGACCTTGTCACGGACTTGCCAGCCGATTTTGAAGTTTTTGGTCAAGCAGTTGACACATCACTTGCTGATCTAAAAGGCGGAACAACTGGTCAAGTGCTTACAAAAGCATCAAATACAAACATGGATTTTACATGGACTGCCATTGACCCATTGGTTATTTTAGACGCAAAAGGCGATCTCATAACCGCGACCGCAGCTGATACACCAGCGCGACTTGCGGTTGGCGCAAACGATTTAGTACTAACCGCGGATTCAACTACTGCAACGGGTTTAAAGTGGGCTGCACCCGCTGCGGGCGGTATGACATTACTTAGCACAACAACACTTTCAGGCGCATCAACAATTACAATTTCATCAATCAATCAAACCTATACAAACCTTTATGTTTATGTTTCAGGCGTTACAAATGCCACATCAAACAGCGGAATGTCCGTAATACCTAATGGCACAGGCGGAGTTTCTGATTATTATCGTCCAAGTGGTGGCAGCGGACTGACAACAAATACAAATGATAGTCCAACATTTAATGACGGAAGCAACATTTTGAGAACAAACAATGAAAATTCATGGGCATACACTTTTTATAATTATGCATCAACAACAGCTTATAAGAGTTTTGCCGCTAGTGGCGGTTATTACAACGCATCAAGTCAAAGGTATGCACATTTTTGCTTTGGTCAATGGCGATCAACATCGGCAATCACAAGTTTAGATTTTACGCATTATGGCGGCAATTATTCAACAGGTACAGTCTTACTTTACGGAGTGAAATAATGACAACAAATCCAAAAATCATAATTCATAACTCGACAACAAATGAAGTCATTGAACGTGAAATGACTGAAATTGAAATCGCAAAGTATGAAACCGCCAAAAATGCTTATGATACAAAGCAAGCAGAAGCCGAAGCAGGCAAGGCAGCAATCCTTGCCAAACTTGGAATTACTGCTGACGAAGCGAAATTGTTGTTGGCATGACTTATCCTGACGGCACAAACGCCAGGCTGATTGAAGTTGCAGCAGCTGAAATTGGTACGATTGAGGAAGGCGACAACCTGACCAAATACGGCAAATTTACAAAGGCTGACGGTTTGCCATGGTGCGGAAGTTTTGTCAATTGGGTTTGCCACACGGCTGGGGTCAAAATTCATTCAGTCGTTGGCACTGCCGTTGGCGCACACAAATTTAAAGAGATTCAACGCTGGTCAACTATGCCTCAATTGGGTTATCTAGCCTTTATGGATTTTCCACATGACGGCGTCGATCGCATTTCACACATTGGAATTGTTGTTGGACTAATTGACACAAAGACGTGCTTGACGATCGAAGGCAACACCAGCGGTACAGGCGACCAACGAAATGGTGGCATGGTCATGGTCAAAGTTCGGTCATACGGTGCGGGCAAGGAAATTGTTGGATTTGGAATTCCAAAATTTATTCCTTACAAAGGAGAATTTCCAACAATCGAAACACCAAAATCGGGAGTAAAACCGACAAAGGAGAAAACAAAATGGACAAAGCCAAAGCCGTAGCAGCTTCGTGGGCACGATCATTCATGGCAGCAGCACTCGCCTTATACATGGCGGGAGTAACCGACCCAAAGACACTTGCAATGGCAGGTGTTGCAGCGGTTGCACCAGTAATTTTGCGCTGGTTAAACCCAAAAGATCAAAGTTTCGGACTATCGGGGAAGTAATCCGAAAACTTGCGGCGGCATGGTTGGTTTGGGCACTTGCACTAACCATGACCGCTTGCGGGTATCAGGGTTGGACACGTTATGAGTGCCAAGAATTTGAAAACTGGTCAAAGCCTGAGTGCAAAAAACCGCAATGCGTCCCCACTGGAACGTGTTCTGACGACATACTTGGATTCTCAACACCAGAAACCAGCAAGACGCCGAACCCCTGAAGACGTACACGCTCAGCTGATTTTGATAATTGGTTCAACCTTAGCTGCGGTTTTTTTGGTCGTGACCGTTGGCATTACTTATGCCCTGATTTTTGTTACGCAGCCAATAGGCGCGCAAGCACCCAATGACGCAGCCTTTATTGACTTATTGAAAACACTAGCAATTTTCCTGACTGGTTCATTGGGCGGGGTACTTGCTGGCAATGGACTGAAATCCAAGCAAAAGCCCGCAGACACGCCGACAAACACGCAAGGTTCTTGACCGCGCGTTGTTCATGCGTCACCCTCAGTTCAGGTGGTAGCAGTTACCGCCTAGAATCGGGAGAATTCAAAATGGTACTTGATCTACTTGACCCAGCAACATTAGGTCGTTTGACCTTGCTGGCAATTTTGCTAGTTATGGCAGCTGCGGTTGGATACGCCAAAGGACATAAAGACGGAAGCCGTGAAGGTTACATTCGCGGTCGTGCCGTCAATCGCCACATTTCACAGGCAAACAAGGCGGTGAAGTAATGGGGTTTTTGGACGGATACGAAGCAAGCCGTGAGCGTTTAGAACGCTGGTTGGGCAATTTTCCATTGGGACGAATTGAAACCCGCATTGTTGAATTCAGTGCCGAAAAGGGTTACGTCCTTGTTGAGGCGAAAGCGTTTCGAAACTATGACGACGTTTTGCCAGCGGGTGTGGATTATGCGTACGGCTATCAGGGCGCGTACCAACAAAACATGAAACGCTGGTTTGTGGAGGACACAGTCACGAGCGCAATTATGCGCGTCCAGCAGCTAGTCATGGGCGGTGCAGAACGAAGCACGAAGGAAGTTATGGAACAGGTGGAACGCACACCCGCCAAGGTTGCAAACACAGATTCGACCGATTATTGGACGACAAAATTTGGTGACGTGCCAAGTTACAAAACGGCAGCTGAAGCCGAACAATCTGGAATTCCCTCATTGGGTTCAAGCATGGACGAAATTGCCAAGCAACTGGGCGGTGAATTGGTCAAGGAAGCACCCCAATGCAGTCATGGTCACATGATCTGGAAACAGTCACATGACGGTTCACCAAAGACATGGGGCGGTTACTTTTGCACTGAACGGACAAAGGCAACCCAGTGCCCTCCACGTTGGCACGTTTTGCGATCAACTGGAAAATGGGAAGCCCAAGTATGAGCGACTTTATCGAAATCATTTATCCGCAAACCATGACGGCAAAACTTATGGAAAACGGTGAAGTAATCGCAGAGTACAAAGTTGAGCAATGCGACAAGTGTTCAATGCTGACAAAGTTTGACGCGTTCGGCTACCAAAAAGGCTATGACCGTCGCGAAAAGATAATCTGGTTTTGCGCGGGTTGCAGATGAAAATGACATTGACAAGGGCAGAGGAATTTGTCTGCCATAAGGCTGCATTGGAATTGGCAAAAGATAACAACGATTATTGGCAAACCCGTGAAGGCGGGTATTCAATGGACAAATCGTTCCATGACCTTATTGCCCAAGACGCACAAAGCATTGGCAGCGAATGGGTTGTCGCCAAGTTTCTTGATCTACCTTTTAACCCTTACGAAAACAACTACAAAGTAAAAGCCGACGTTGGCAGTCACTTTGAAGTGCGTTGGACAAAGTACGTTGCTGGTCATTTAGTTGTTCACGAATACGATCGACCTACTGACGTGGCAATTCTTGTCACTGGCGAATCTCCAAATTATTTCATTGCTGGTTGGATACCCATTGCCATGGCAAAACGTCCAAAGTACCGTCACACCAAGCAACCTAACTGGTGGGTGACACAAATTAACTTGCAGCCAATTGAGAATTTACGGAGAAGCAATTATGGACACAGTGCAGTTTGAGTGCAGAAAATGCAAAAAAATAACAAAGCAGCTGGTTCACAAAATAACCGACAACCTTCCCGAAGGTGTGGAAGTGATTCAATGCACCAAGTGCGAAGTCATGGGGGTTGCACAAATAGGGACTTCAAATGCCAATCTATGAGTTTAAATGCACGGTGTGCCAAATCAGTGTTGAGGTGGATAAGTCAATCCACGAGGAACGCCAGCCAATTTGTTGCGGGCAAAACATGAGCCGCACCTACTCAACCTTTGGAATTCAATTCAAGGGTAA